AGACGCCACCCGCCGTGCGGGTCGCGGTCGGAAGCAGCGCCGCGTGGCTGCCTCGTTGAACAGACTACTCACATGGATCGGGCGCAAGGAACGGATCGCGCTCGACCGCAGGCCGCGCGAGCCCGTGCGGTACATGACACTCGACGACTACGAGAAGGTGCGGCGACACCTCGACCCCCCGCTACGTCGCTTGGCAGATGCTGCGATCTACACTGGCGCTCGTGTTGGTGAGCTGTTCTGCCTTACGCCAGCGAGCTTGCGCGACAACGGTCGCAGCGTGTGGATCGAGTGGCAGCTCCGTCGTGACACTGGCGAGGTGAGTGAGATCAAGAACCGAGCTCCTCACAAGGCGATGATATGGCCGCGAGGACGTGAGCGCGTGGCCGCGTGGCTCGCCACCTCCACGGATGAGCGTCGCGAGCTGCGCTGGCTTAAGCACGCGGAGCTTCTGGAGCGCGCGTGCCTCGCAGCCGGTGTCCCGCCCGTGACGTTCCACGATCTGCGGCACTGTTACGCGATTGCGATGGTACGCTCAGGAGTTACGCTCCACACGGTGGCACAGTTCTTGGGCGACACTATAGCGGTAGTGGACGAGTACTACACAGGGTTCGTACCTGGATCAGACGACATCGACGCTGTTGAGGCTTGCATACGACGTTCAACATAGCTATACAGTAGCTATATGAAACGTACACGTAAGAAGCAGTGCAGGTGCGCGGAGTTTACGGCGTTGCTCGATGCGATGCGCGCGAACCCGTGGTCGCAGATGACCGAGTGGGGGTTGACGCTCCCGTCTGGTGAGATAATAAAGCTAAAAGTTTACAATCCATTCTACAGCGTGAAAGAGATGCGCGCGTATTTCGATCGGATCTACGGTCGCGGCTCTCTGAAGTGGCGGGGTAAATGATCGCGGCGGTGGCGAGTATCGCCGTGGTGTACTGTGGATCACGTACTACGGAGCGTATGAGTTTTATAGGGTGTGGAAACAAGAAATGAAGGAGAACAAAAATGGAAACACTAATTAACGAAATATCAATCAACGGCAAAATATACGTCGAGAAAGGATCAGACAAAATACCTGCGCAAAAGCTAGACGGTCTTGAATATAAGATTGTTCGAACTTATTCGGCTGGCGTGTTTGCTGGTTACTTAAAGAGCCGCAACGGTCAAGAGGTTGTAATGCTCAAAGCTCGACGAATATTCTATTGGGATGGCGCAGCTTCACTCAGCCAACTTGCAATTGATGGGACGTCAAAACCAGCTAACTGCAAATTCCCCGAAGCGGTCGATAAAGTTGAACTTTTACAGGCAATCGAGATTCTTGACGTGACTGACAAAGCTCGCAAGTCGATTGAGGCTGTGAAAATATGGCAGTCGTAGAGTCGAACACGGACAAAAATTCTGGCTATGGCTCTGGCTCTGGCGATGGCTCTGGCTCTGGCTCTGGCTATGGCGATGGCTCTGGCTCTGGCTATGGCTATGGCTCTGGCTCTGGCTATGGCTCTGGAAACGGGTGAAGGTATGAACCTCACGACACTGGAATCACTAGCGAAGGCGGCTGATCAAGAGACATGGCATATTGGTCACGTCTGTGAAAATACTGGCAAATGCGACATCGACAATCGTTTCGGCATCACAATAGCTAAGGTCTATGACCGCAAGAATCAAGCTTTCATTGCCACATGTACGCCCACCGTTATTCTTGAGTTGATAAACCGACTGCGGGAGGCTGAGTCGATTTTGACTGAATACGGGTGCGCAGAAACATGGTGCCCGACAAAAGGCGTATGCCGATTATGCGCCTACCTAAACCGCCACAGTGGGGAGAAATAAGATGAGATATTATTACGAATATGCAGTCGGTGAATGTCCCTACATTGCCGATGAAAAGACACACAAAGAGAATATAAAGCGCGAGAAAGACAATGAGAACTTTCAATCAGCTCAGATTATGGAGCGCTATCAGTATGAAGAGAGTCTCGCTGCCGTTAAAAAACGATTGGCGATGCATTATCGTGGGGATCGAAACGACGCCATTAGAGCACTACGCTCAATAAAAGAGTTCAAATGACCAAGACACCTAGAAGCGCGGATAATAAAGGAGATTGAGATGAAAGAATTTATTGAATGGAATAAACCGTGGCACACAATCGACCAGCAAGATTGGCCGTTTATTTTTGGTACAATATTTATTGTTCCTGAGTTTGAGTTTCCTGCTGCGTATCAATTTAATTATTCAGTTTGCGAATGGGTAGATGATCCCGACGAAAATCTTTTAGTGCTTGGTAAATTTGGCTCTGTTAAAGACGCTAGATTATTTGCTCAAGCCAAGGTCGATTCAAAATGAACGCCAAGAAATCACCTGAAGAAAAACTGGCAGAAGATGTTTACTTTAAGATTATTGGAATGACAGTTTCACAATTCATCAATGAAGGCGCGTGTCTTCAAGCTAGAATTGATGTAATCGCCGCAGCCCTCCGAGAGCAGGGCGCACCAGTCGTGAGTGAGGAGGAGCTGCAAAATATTGCCAATGGCTTCATGCACGACGAAAAGCTAAAAGAATACATTGAAGACCAAATGGGTTGGACTGCCGCTAAGTACGCCTTCAAAGCAGGCTTTAAGTCCGGACGAGGTGAATGATGGCAAATAGACCGACATCGAAAACAGAATATGAAACTATTTTAAATCTGAGGCAGCAGTTAAAAGAAGCCCAATCAATCATCTTAAAGCTTCGCGCATCCCAAGGCGCTAATAGTGCGACGTGGCCGAGTGAGGTTCAGGATTTAATAAGAGCGTGTGAAAGACTTGAAGAGCGTGAAAACGCATGGGTTAAAAAGAACTGCATTAATCCTGATGGCTCTCTTAAAGTTACTTGGTCATCTGACACATTAGTTCAAAATATATTTGCAAAGCTGTGTAGAGTGAGAGCATTAAGGATGGGCGAGAAATGAAAGAATACTGCTGTATTAATTGCGCTAAAGAAGGCAAAGGCTGCTACCCGTGGGATCCGTATTGCACGTGTCCTGTATGGCCATCAAAACAAGCTGTGCCAGACGAACTCTCTGATCTGAAAGCCAAGCTTGCTATCGCCGTCAGCGCGTTGAAGGTGTTGTCTGAATTCGAAATGGAACACGATTGGCGATGTACTCAGAAGACCGCAAAAGATGGGTCTGAGTGTACTTGCGAAACGACGTTGGCAAATAAAACTCTTTCCAAAATAGGAGAAATTTAATGAAACTGTCACAAATTGATAAAATGAAAGAAACTGCGTTGAGAGCGTTTTTAAAGAGGCTGATTAAAAAGCTAGACGAATTAGATGACGAGGATTTTTTTGGAACTAATGGATGGCGATATTTTTTATTAGGGGACGATGAATGAGCTTTAGCAATTATGAATACGCACATATAATTTTGTTTTCGTTAGTGGCGGCGCTTCCTTTGTTGTTTCGAGTATTTGGAGTTTACAAATGATTGAAGCTCTCGCCAAGATCGGAGAGAAGACGTGAAAATCTTTCAATCAAAAATAAACGGTGAGTTGTTTCTGGCCTATGACGTGTTCACCAAAACAGATCGAATAGAAATTCAGCCATCACTTACAGAAGCATCGTATCTATCATTTATGTATGAAGACGAACATTCGTTAGGCGTATTGATTGAAACATCTAAAGGCTATGCTGGCATTTTTAAGTCTATGGATAAAATATATAAATCAGCGGTATATATCGGTGAGATTTAGTACCAATTTAAGTTGGTAAGAGGTTAATTATGGCTACATGTAATAAATGCAATTGGGTACACTTTGACGTTACTCGTGAGTTTGCTGAGAGCGAAGTGAAGAAGTTCAACGAGTATTTTGAATCTCTGACAGAAGAACAACAGGATAGCAATTATGGTGGGCTACAATCTACATTGGAAGACTACGAGCACTGTTGTAGGTGTGGCAACCACTATAAGAACTTTAGAGAATCAAGGCCCAACGACTGCCCAGATGGGTGTACGTTGAGCCCGATAATTGATAAAAACTACTAACCGAGAAGCGCTTTGATCTGATCAAGCTTGCCTTGGAGAGCAGCTTTGTCAATCACGTCTTGGTCTACAATCTTTTGCAGGTCATCGACGTGTCCTTGGACTTCAGCCTTAGCCGCCGCAACAGCTGCATCAATCTGACTTTGAACGTCGGGACTGGCAGGCACCGATGCTACACCGTCATCGAATACTTGGCCGATGAGTGCGTCTTGTTGGTCTTTGAATTTCTGGATTGAGTCTTGTTTTGTCATTGTAAATTCTCCTCTCGCGCCATTATCGCACTAGCGTATACGTCGCGCAACGCTATAATGATGGCATGAAGTATCTTGTCATAGTGCTACTAGCGGCGGTGTTGTGGTTGCGGTATGACAACGAGTGTCTGCGTGAAGACATCGCGTTGCGCGATGACGTGATCGAGGACAATAAGCAGCTTCTGAAGGACGAACATGACCAACTTAATCTCTGTGCTCATCGACCTATTCCGACGTGTATTCAAACTATCCCCACCGTCCGTCTCCCCGATACCTACGAGCCTGCAAGCTGCAATTGCGACGACGTCCACGACGCTTGTTGGTGGCGTGAGCAGTGGGATATCGCCACCGACGCCGCAGGGGACGATAGCTGAGCCCGCGTGGATCGGTATTGCGCGCAAAGAGATCGGCGTGCATGAGACGCCAGGCCCTGACGCTACACAGCGGATCATAGAATACGCCTCAGCCACCTCGCTTAAGGCTACAAGCGATGAGGTGCCGTGGTGTTCTAGTTTCGCGAATTGGGTGATGCGTGAGGCTGGCGTCAAGGGCACGAACTCCGCTGCCGCCAGTAGTTGGTTAACGTGGGGAGCGCCGCTTCAAGCCCCGAAATACGGCTGTATCGTAGTCTTTCAACGTATAGGCGGTCATCACGTGGCGTTCTGGCTTGGTCAGAGTGCCACCCAGTGTCAAATACTGGGTGGAAACCAGAATAACAGCGTTTGCATAGAAAACCGCGCTACAGCGCTGGTACTGGCCTACAGATGGCCTGAAAACGTGTAAAACTAGTTGCAATTGGTGCCTGTCAACTGAAATCTTGACAAACAAGCTCTGTTTAATGTAATTATACATTGTACGGAGGTATATATGGTTAAACACAAGCTTAACATTGATAAAAAGGTGCCTATCCCACCAGCAGGGTGGCAAAAGCGCAAAGAAACAAACCCGCTCAGGCAGGCTGCGGCTAAAATGGCAGAGGGAGACTCAGTTGTGGTCGAGAACATCGGCGTTGCCTCACGTTTTGGCACCTATCTGAAAGACTTGGGCTACGGCGCAGTCACACGCAGGCAGCCAGATGGTCAGATCAGGGTATGGAAGGTCGAAGCAGGGCATCAAGAACAGCCCGAAGTCGATGGCGACGAGCTGAAAGCTGCGTTAAAGCTGCTGAGAACGCGTAAAACGTAGTGCCCGCATAGTACTATTGGATATTTACTCGTAGTGGGGTAGTGTATGCCTCATGCGTCGAGTTGTACTGATTTCTGGCACCCAAGGGGCGGGTAAGACTGCTCTAGCGCGCGCTTTGAAGGACCACTTAGCCTACATTGGCTACAACGTTCAGGTCATCAAGTTAGCCGACCCCCTCTACGCCATACACGACGCTGCATACGCAGCACTTGCCGCATACGGCATAATAAATAACGGTAAAACAGACGGACCCCTACTCCAGTTGCTTGGCACGGAGTGGGGGCGCACGCGTTTCGGCGCTGACGTGTGGGTGAACATCGCCCGCGAGCGTATCCGCACAGCTCTGCAAGACGGTAGCACCGTCGTCATCGTCGATGACGTGCGTTTTCCAAACGAACTGAACGCATGGGACCCGAACGAGTCCTGCAAGGTGCGTCTTAACGCCAACGTATTCGTGCGCAAGCAGCGCGCCGAGAAGTGGCGCGACAATCTCACACATCCATCCGAGACATCTTTAGATTTCCACGAAGATAAATTTCACTTGGTGTTCACAACCGAGCCACCACGCACCCCAGACATCACAGCACTTGAGGTAATTCGATGGATGAAAACAACGCCATAGACATATACGAAGAGGGCGGGCCGTTTGATCAAAAGAACCCGCGCTCACTTATCAACATCATGCCGCGCGAGGCGCGGGTGATGCTTGATCATGTGCCGGTTGAGTGGCTGATGATGAACGAGCGTGATCTGCACGATATCGTAAAACCCTCGACGCTGCTCAACGCTGTACGCACGGCATTTTGGCTTGAGTATGATCTCGCACAGTCAAGCCACACCAAGATGACTCTTAAGGGCGTCATGGTGCACATGAATAACCAGTCGCCAACGATACTAATTCGTAACGCGTTTGCTACTGCCAGGTCGCTTGCGTGGATACTGCACCCGCCGATTCACTACTCGACACTGATTGACGAGACACTCAACCACGGGATGCGCCGGATCGAGGAGATTCTGAGTCTTCCGCTGCACGATAACGATGGCAAGGTTGATCCGCGTGTGGCTGAGTTGATTCTGAAGGCCACGGCGTTCTTAGATGTGCGCAAGCACGGCATGCCGACGCAGCGGACCGAGAACCTTACTAAGAACTTGAACGTTACGGTGACTAAGAGCGATCTGAAGAAGTTCGGCGTTACCAAGGCCGAAGAGCTTGATCACAAGATCCAAGAACTGGAGCATAAGCTTAAGACTGAGGCACACTTGATGCCGGTGGAGCACGTTGCCGATGGCAATGGATGACTTCGAGCTGCGCGAGACGCAGGAGGCGCTGGTACACCTTAAGCTTGAGAAGCTGCGCAGACTTGAGATGGAGTCAGAACTCCGGCGCAGACTGCCGCACAAGTATGCGGGCAAGTTTTATCCTTGGCAGAGGGATTGGATGGATTGCTCTGAGAAGATCCAGTGTCTGACAGCTGCGAACCAGGTGGGCAAATCGACCACAATGATCAAGAAAGTGATCGAATGGGCCACGAACAAGGATCTGTGGCCTAAGCTCTGGCCTGCGGCCATGAAAGAGGGCAAGTACCCTAACGTTTTCTGGTATCTCTACCCCACCAAGGAAATGTGTACCCAAGAGTTCTTTGATAAGTGGGTGCCTCTACTCCCGCCGCGAGAAGATCCCGTTTATGGCTGGGAGTCAGATAAACTAAATAAGTTTATAAGCTCGCTGACGTTTATTCACTTTGGCGTAACGATTTACTTTAAGACTTACGCGCAAGGGGCTGAGATGATGCAGGCAGGCACCTCATACGCGGTCTTCTGTGATGAGGAGCTGTATGAGGAACTCGTGCCTGAGTTGTTTGCTCGCTTGGCGGCAACCGACGGCTATTTCATAACAGGCTTCACGGCGACGATCGGTCTGCCGTTCTGGAAGCAGGTCGTTGAAGACCGAACGAAGTGGAAGAACGCGTGGATCAGGCAGATATCGCTCTATGACTGCCAGCGTTTTGAAGACGGCTCACCCACGATGTGGACTGATGCGCGTATTCAGTCCCGTATTGATCAGTGCGCCTCGAAGCAGGAGATCCTGCGTCGCGTGTTCGGTAAGTTTGTAAAAGACGAAGGACTGCGCTACCCGACCTTTGACCGCGCTAGGCATGTTAAGCCGTACTTGGATGTGCCTCAAGACTGGCCGGTCTTTGTTGGTATCGACTATGGGTCGGGTGGCGTAGGTGGCGGACACCCGTCATCGATTGTGTGTGTGGCGGCCAATCCTCAGATGACTGAGCTTCGCATGATGCGTTCTTGGCGGGGCGATGGTGTTCAGACTACGGCTGAAGACGTCGTGGATATATACCTTGAGATCCGCAACAGCTTTAAGAACGAGGTCATGGTGGTCAGCTATGACTATTCTGCTGCCGACGTTGGCACGATCGCAGCGCGCCGAGGGCTACCGTTTCACAAGGCCGATAAGAGCCGTGAGCGTGGTATTCCGATTCTGAACGCGCTGTTTAAGACGGGTGCGCTGACGTGCGACGAACCGAGTGACGTGTCGCGCGAGCAGGGCATCCCTGACGAGTGGTTAAGCGCCATGAAGTTGTCAGCTGAGCTTGAGTCGCTTGGTGTGAGCCAGGTGAAGACGGCATATGGCGTGATTGATGATCTAAGCGATGCGCTCAGGTACGCGATCATGAAGATGCCGCTTCAATGGGAGAAAGCCGGATCAAACGCCACAGCGTCAGCGGCTCAGAAAATATACTCTGATGACGAATTGAGGCGCAACCCAGAGTTGATGTATGACAAAGACGAACAGCTATCAATTGATGCTGAACTATCGTTTTGGGATGAGGTGATAAATGACTGATGTTAATATCGTAGAGGTCATAAAGGCGTGCCATACTGCTAAAGTGAAAAAGTTCACAATGGGTGATATTGTCATTGACTTTGGTGCTGATACAATGGATGTGGCACCGTATATCGCCGAAATACCTCAAAAAGAGGTATCGCAGGCTCAGGAACAGGGGCTTAAGGAAGAGCAGAGTGCGGACTTGATACTCACTGACCCACTAGCTTTCGAACAGCTCCACATGAGTGGAAGTGAAGACGTATGAAGAAAATCGAGAACGCAGCCGACCTTGATTCGCTATACGCGAAGTCCGAAGAAGCAGATCGAATGGATTTCGCAAAGATGCGAACGGGGCTGCTTCTCGTAGCCGGTGAACATTACAATAAGAAGTCTGCGAGGTTCTATGATCGTGTTCGTACCACAAGGGATCTGGAAGAGAACGTTAAGATCCGTCTTACTAAAAATCATATTGGCCGCATTGTTCGTCGCTATAGCAATACGATCGTTACCTCAGCACCTGGCGTAACGATTCGTCCCAAGCACGACAAGGAATTGGCCGACATCAAGGCAGCAGAACTAAATCAAGCCATCTGGCAGCACGGCAAAGAAGTTAATAACTATCAGTCGTGGGTCATGCAATGGGCTGACGATCTCGTTGGCATTGGCGAAGTCTGGACCAAGGTCTACTGGGATAAATATGCTGGCGAGATCATCGGTCACGAGCAGGCTGTAGATCCTGACGGCAACCCGATGTTTGATTCTGTTGGTCAGCCCGTTGGCGATCAAGACAAGCCTAAGTATCAGGGCCAAGTGAAGTTCGAAGAAATCTTTGGTTTTAACGTGCTCCGCGATCCTGCGGCTCAGAGCGTGAAAGAATCACCTTACTACTGCATCCGTAAGCCGGTTCCGATCGGTCGGTTAAAGCAGATGTTTCCTGACAAGCAAGACAAGATCAACGCCACCAACGAAGTACCGTTCTTGGTTTTCGATATTGGTGCGGGTTATCGTAAGGGCGCTGAAGACGAAGTGCTCGTTAAAGAGTGGTATATCAAGCCATGCCCTGACTATCCGAAGGGCTATTACTACATTCACGTTCAGAACATGATTTTAGACGAGGGCGAGTTGCCTGACGGTATTTTCCCCGTTGTGTGTGAGCGTCTTGAGTCGATTCAGACTAAAGCTCGCGGTATCTCGGTGATTGAGCCGCTGAAGCCGTTTCAAGCTGAGATCAATCGCTGCGCATCGAAGATCGCAGAGCACCAGATTACTCTTGGCGATGACAAGCTCATCATGACTAACGGCGCTAAGATGTCGGCTGGCGGTCAAGCGCCAGGCATCCGTGGCGTGTCGGTGAACGCTATGCAAGCACCAGTGGTGCTACCTGGTCGCAACGGCTCGCAGTATTTGGAGTACTTGCAGTCAGAGATCAAGGGCATGTACGACATGGCGGATCTTGACGAAGAAGACATACCGGCAAACCTTGAGCCGCACACGTTGCTCTACCGTGCAGCATCACAGAAACGCAAGTTCTCGCGCTACATTATGCGCTTTGAGTTGTTCCTGAAAGCTGTGTGCCAAATACACCAACGCATGTGCAAGCTCTACTATGATGAGAATACGTTTGTTGCAGCTGTAGGTCGCAGTGAAGCTATTAACATTCCTGAGTTCAAAGACACGCGCGATCAGTCGCTTGACATCGTTGTTGAGCCGCAGGCTGATGATGTTGAGACGAAGCTCGGGCGTCAGCTCGTGCTGACCAACGTGCTTCAGTACGTTGGTTCGCAGCTCGACGCTAAGACGATTGGTAAGCTCATTGGCGACATGCCGTACGCGAACTCAGGGGATGCGTTCCGAGACATGACGCTCGATGATGAAACGGCGACCAACGACATACTGGCCCTTGATCGCGGTGAGATACCGGCGATCCGTCCGCAGTCAAACAACGAGTACCTTGTGCAGCGCGCATCGGCCCGTATGGCGCAGTCTGATTTCTCGCTACTCTCGCCTGAGATTCAACAGCACTATCAAGCCTACATTGATGCCCACATGCACGTGGTGCAACAGAAGAAAGAAGCAGCGCTTCGTAACGAGTCAGGCTTTATACCTGACAGCGGTGCGCTGGTGGGAATTGACTTCTTCATTTCAGATCCGAAAAATCCAGAGCGCACGCGTCGCGCTCGTATTCCTTACGACGCAGTAAATTGGTTAGTTCAGAAGCTTCAAGATCAGGGAACGTTCAAGAAGCTTGCTAGTACTTTGCCGCAATCGGCGATCGTGCGCATGGAACAGATGTCTCCTGAGCAGGGTCAAGTCGGTCAAGATGTGGGAACACCACATGCGCAAGGGCAGCAAGCGGAAGTAACGCCGCCCTCATCAGCTAACATTTAGTTGGCTGTGACCGCGTAGAGCTGGAGGGATTCGCTCTACGCCGGAGATCGAGAATGTCAGATGGATTATCACAAGGAACAGACACGTCATCATCAACCAGTAGCGCACCAGCAGCAGCGCCAGCGGCGGATACAAGCTCACAGCAGAGCTCTACTTCTTCCGCATCCAACGCACCGGCTGCAGGAGACACGCCTAAGATTAGCGCGGAGAAAGCGGCAGCTGAAGCTGCTGGTCAGACTTGGACGCCTGATTGGAAGTACAAGTTCAACGGCCAAGAAAAAGAAGTTGATGAGTTTTTTCGTCCTTTAGGTAAGGACCAACAGAGCTTGCAGAAGCTCAAAGACTTCATCCAACGTGCTGAGGCAGTTGAAATGTATAAGCCACAGGCACTTAAGGCTAAAGACCTAGAGACTAAGTGGTCGAAAGCTGAGCCTGTCATGAGTGCGTTCGAGAAGCTCAACGACCTATATGGTAAAGGTGAGCATGAACGTGTGCTAGAGCAGCTAGGTTACACTGATGAACAACTATTTAAGCTAGTGAAGCAGAAGCTTGACCGTCAAGCTATGGACCCACAGTCGCGTGCTTTACATGAAGAAAAGCGCCAGTACCAGCTTGAAAAAGAGCGATTAATGCAGGAGAATGAACAGTATCGGTCGCAGGCCAGTCAAGAGATGGCCCGTGTTACCAATTACGAGTTGGATAGTGAGCTTGGGAAAGCAGACTACGCCAGCGTAAAAGATGCCTATGATCGTGCCTACGGGAGTGGGGCTTTCAAGAATCTTGTAATTGATCGCGGAGCGATACTTGTGGATCGTGCTGGGAAGCACATTCCGCCGAGCGAACTGATACCGATGGTCGCGAAGGAATTCGCTCCATTCGTAGGCGGGCAGCAGCAAGGGATTGCAGCTCCGGCAGCACCTCAATCACAACCACAACTTAAAGTTATCCCGCAAGTCGGCAAGGGTACTGGTTCGCCTGCTAAGACGTCCATTAACTCTATCGCTGATCTCAAAAAAGCAGCCGCTGCGGCGAATAGAAGGTAATTAAATAATGGCAACGACAAGATCGTTCTCGGCGATGCTCAATGAGTATCTGCCAGAATCATTAATGAAAGAAGAACTGTTAAAACGCGACTGGATGCTCAACAACGTCGAAAAAGACGACGGCTGGCTGGGCGGCAACTTGGTGGTCCCGTTTCAGGGAGCCCGAGCAAGCTCTGTCGAATTTGGCCAATTGGCTGCTTCAACAGATATTGCTGAGTACCAGATGGTACGTGGCGGTGTCTCAGCTTACAAAGAAGCTTGGGGCTCACTGGTATTTAACCAAACCGATATCTACCAACACGGTGCTTTGAGCGAGCAAAACTTGCTCAAGATCCTTCCTGACATGGTTGATGACTTCATCAGCTACATGAAGGAAGT